TTCCATCCCCCATAGCATGAAACCAGCCATTGTCAATCCACCAATTAAAATGATATGTCCTGGCCAGCCCATCCAAAACCTGAGCGGTATTTCCTACTGTACTTTCTCCTCCGGAAGCTAAGATTACGTCTTTGATATTAATTAAGTTTGAATCAATCTTGACTCCAGGCATAGTATCTGCCAGTTTCATTATCATCATCTTCAATGAGGATCCGCCAGAAAAGGTCTGCATTGTCGCACCTCTTACGGTTCCCCCATAGCCAGCTAATCCTATTAGATCAGTAACTATATGCGCACCTTCCCTTCTGCTTATCGATGCAAGAAGTGTTCCACTAAATATCTCCGACATCCCAATATTTTGCCAACCAGCCTGTAAAGACAATTGTGCTTCTTTGTTCGAAGTTCTTAATGAGTCTCGAAGGCCTTTACTCATATTGTAAATGCTGATTACTGTTGGGGTTGCAGTACTCATTATAAACTTATGAATATTGAACTTAATTCGCAAATGATCTTGACTTCCATCAGCAAATATTTTTGTACTAACTTTCTTATCCCCCCCACCTTTCCATTCTGGCAGAGGTCCAATAGAAAGTTCAATATTTCTAATAAAAGGCTGATTTCCGTCTTTGTTGTTCATAATATTGCCCAAACAGCTTCACCAGGAGCGAACCAAATCAATTCAGTAAGATTTCCCAGTCCAATTGGATCCACATAAGCCCCAAATTTCTTTTCAACCAAAACTAATGACCCTAAAATGTTACAAAGGTTTGTATATGGAAATAAAACATTTACATAAGGAACTAACATCAAACCTTTTACTAAAAAAACACCACTTCCATCTATGAGGTCTAAAGTCCAACAAGCGGCGGCATAATTGAATCGTGTTACAAATTCAATCATATTACCATTCAAATCTACAGTTGAATGTCCTTCTCCATCAGAAGTAAGTGGAATTATTTGTGACATTATTTCCCGCCTCTTTTATATAATGGAATAGATCCATCTTTCATTCCAGCCTTATAATTGTCTAATTGTTTTATCTCTGCATCAATTTCCGAATCAGACATTTCCCCTTTTACTTGTTGCCCATTCTGTACAGGAGGTTCTGCACTCTTTGTGACTTCTGGCCCGCTTGTCTTTTCTGGTTGATGTTGAACCTGAGATGCTGTCATTGTTATTGTCGGGAGACTTGCATCACTCACCTGTTTAAAAGTTGCCTTAAATTCAAGCCTCCCCCAAACTGGAGCACTATTGACAACACTTAACTTCTCCAATACCATATTTTTAATCTTCTTGTGTTCTGTCTGAAGATCCAAACGAACTCTTGACTTCCACATCGTTTCTAATAAATCTAAAGAGTATGCAGCCTGCCCAGGAGTCCAATTAGAAAGTTCGAAGCTCAAATCAATTTTTATTGGATGAAGAATAATATGATCGCTTATTATGGCAGCATCTTCTATTGCTGTTTCTGTTATTTCAGCGTCGTAGCTGTATGTTTCTTGTGTCCTGACAGTAACAGGCACTCCAGCTACGAACAGCGCAGGTGGGATGTAATTCGGACTTCCATCGACGCCTCCTTCTAAAGCCACTTCACGACTGGCCTGAGATACCATCGAAGCACTTACGGCCATAGTTCGAATAGCTTGCTGCATATAAATAGCAACAATGTCTCCACCCATCTGCCCGTTATTAATTAATTGTGCTCTATCGTTTATGCTCATAATTTATTGATTCGTCAGAGAAGTCATCCCTGGATAAATTTGTTGCATAGTATAATTTAATTTAGTTCCAACAGCAGCAGCAATCCCCAATGAATCACCACCCATAATGTTCCATTCGTTCTTTTGGTTGATTGTTGTGTTCTTTTGTTCTCCCCATCCTCCAGAAGCTCCACTTTTCTGTAGACCCCAACTTCCAGAAGCACCAGCAGGAACAGTCAATGGTTGAGTGAGGGATTTTGTGCCTGATGAAATTTTACCTTGACCAAATCCCATGAACTCCAGAATCTTTTCATCTTTGTCCAGAAGCCATTGAACATTGGATTTTAATCTATCAAATAATTCAAACGCCTTTGATAAAGAATTATTGAGATTTTCAATTTTGTGAGTAAGATAATTTTCAATCCCCATTCCCATGATTTGAAATATTTCAGTGATGGCCGGAAACTTCTGAGCAAATTCGTCTGCCATTTTACCAATCTTTTCCATGAAAGAACCAATTACAGAGTCACCACCACGTAAGTAATCAATAAAATCCTTAACTGCTAATCCAACAGCAATAAATGGAGCGTAAACAATTAAGAGCTTAATTGCTAAAACTCCAAGAACGGCAGTCAAAGCAACAAGAAGTCCAGTTACAATCTCAGTGATAAGTTTTGTTCGATCAAGATTTTTTGTAAATTCATTTATTTTCGGGAAAGTCTTTTGAAAATATTCAATAACATCAGAAAGAATTTCCCCAAACTTTTTAAACCCATTTACAATTCCATCAATAAATTCTTTCAGTCCTGTCTGAATTATCTCTTTATTCAGTTTAAGCCAATTTGTTAAAGACTCAACAATATCTCGAAGAGCAGGTCCAGCAGCACTACTAATTTCTTGGCCAAGATAAGTAAAAATCCTCCTTATCATACTCAATCTTGTTTCAAACTCAAGAAGATTTTTAAGTTGCTGATCGCCTACAATTACCGGAAGTTTTCTTGCTTCATCTGTTAATTTTTGTATTGCTTCCCTGCCCTTCATCAACAATAAAACAGAATCGTTACTCATACCAGCCCGACTGAGCCATTGAGTCATTTCAATCGGATTTTTACCTTTCATCTTGTCAGCCATTTCCATAAACACATCAGCCGAGGTTTTTAACTCACCATTCCACTTCTTAGTGTTTATCCCTAACATAAACAAAACATTATTATATTCACCAGGTATAGGGGATGACATCGATTTGGAAAGTGAAGCAAGATCGTTTGTAAGAGCATCAGCAGAACCGCCAACCTGCTCAACAGCAAACTGCATTTCTTGAAGAGTGTCAGTAGAAATACCAGTAATCTGATGAAACTTCTCGATTGCTGCTCCAGCATTAGCACTTCTTTCTGCAAAGAAGCCAATACTGCCAGCAGCAGTAAGTAAACCAGCAGCCATCCAACCAGCAGCCTTTACAATTCCATCAAGAGTCGAATTGAACTTGTCAATCTTCTGTTGTGCCCCGGAAGCGACATCGATTCCAAGGATTGTTACAAGTTCATCCATTACCGTTGGCATTACAAGATCTCCCTCATGTCTTCATTAAGATCATCCACGCCCATTTTAATTGCCATTTTAAAAAGTAATCTAACTAATGCATCAATTTTCTTATTTTGAGCGTGGATAATCTCTTTCAACCCTTCTATCTCTTTGTTCAAATCTTCTCTATCTCGTTTTCTTTCAGCATCTCTTGCCTGTCTAATTTGTACACATGGACTACATGGAGCAGTGATTTGTATTGGTTCTGGTTTTCCAAATAGTTTATGAACCATCATCTTCCCGAGTTCACTAAGAACCCCAAGAACCCAAATTCCACCTAACAGAGCGGCCAAAACATATATATCAACTGTTGATCCTCCCATTACCTCTCCTTATTATTTTGGTATTGTTTTTCAGACTGCTCTTCAAGATATCTTTTTAAGTTTAATGATCTATGCATTTCAAGAACATCAGCAACTGTTAAATGATCAAGATCTCTCCAACTACAAACTCCACCCCAAACAGGGTATCCAATCCACCAATCTAACTCCCAACCTGCGGGGATGATGATTCCTCCTTCATCAGCTCGTCCAGTTTGCCCATGAACTTGGTTTTCAACTGGGTGAAGATCCCCGCTATTGGAAAAAAATCTTTCACTACTTCCCAAAGACACCAAAAATATACTTGATACAAATCTTCTCGATACCCGCTGAAATGCTGTTCAAAGGCAAGATCTGTGTCACAAATAGAAATTCCATTTACCGAAACTTTTGACATCCTAAATGCTGAATCAAACAACAAATTCAACTTATCTGGATCAAGATTGCTAATTGTTCCTGCGAATATTTGCAAAGCCTTTTCAGAAGATTTGTCTTTAGTAAGTTCGCCAACTTGTTGTCCAAGGCCTGAAAGAAGAGGCGCGACAAGAACGGCTGTTTTTGTACAAAGAGGAAGGCCAATTTTTACAGGAGGAACTAACATCCCATAAACACGATCCCCTATTTGTAATTCCCTTTTAATACTCATAATATACCTACGGTGGTTGAGGATTTATTGTGTTATACCGGGAAAGCCAATGGAATCATTCCGCCCTCAGCAGGTTCCACTCCACTTGGATCCCATTCAACTCTGAGGCATTCAAGAGCAAACTGTCTCCCTTGCATAGTTGGACCGCCTGTCTGAGCTTGAGGAAGTTCTCCGAAAGCGCAACCCATAGCAGAAATAACTTCATCAACTCCGGTCATGACCATGAAAGAAAACATTCTCGGATTGTTCTGCTGCTGCTTTCTCAACTCATACAAAATTCCAAGAACCGGGGAAGTAGGCTTCAAGGATATGTGAATCGAACCTCCCTGATCAGTACTGATGTTCATCCCAGGCCCATCGCCACCCTGAGTACGACTGGCAGCATTGCCATCGGCTTTGATTTGGATAAAATCACCATCACTGAAATCTGACATCGGAATTCCATCAAGTACCAATGTGTGGCGATTCTGTGCATACAAATTAATTCTCATTGCTTGTGTTCCTCCTTATTATAAATCTTATGAAAGAGATTCAACGTTGATTGCTATACTGTGAATCGCCCCTGCTTCGTATACAACTCCGCCAATTGGAGGCCCGATTCTAGAAGCCCTATCTGCATCGCTTTGATTCTGGAGTGGTGTTGGAGTAAATGTAACTCCAGGAATTGTTCGATACCCACTCTTCCTTGTGGTATCGGCAACATCTCTATCTGCAAATGTGCCATTATAAATATATTGTCTTCCTGTTTCGTTACAAGCATCCAGGAGCATAGCAATGCCGCGTCTAGTATACGGAACAACTTTATTCCGAAGAAAGACATTAAAAACATTAGTGGAAAGATCTTCAACAAAGTTATCCAGATTGATAACCGTGTCAAGAAACCAGCCAATATTGTCAGTTTCTCCTTCCCGATATACTTTCGCAGAATTTCCTGTTGCTGTATAACAGTTATATCCTTTTGTTTTAAGAGTTGCCCACTGAGTCTCGGTCAACGGAACTGTTTCAATGCCTGGAAGCTGTTTGAATTTTGCTGTTACTACACTAAATTCCAGCTGATAATTAACAGACAACATATAAGCCATTATTGAAATTTCCGGATATCGTTGAACATTATTGTGATAATTAGTAAACACCCTTTTATTTCCAGTATTCAAAACTACCTTTCCAATATCAGTTGAATAACTTGGGCTGTATGCCGTTATGTCATTTGTGGTTAATCCCATAAGCGCATAAACCTGAGCAAGTGCCCACTGAGCAGCAATGGTCTGAATTGCTACATCTCTCATCGAAGCGGCAAATGCCCAACCATAGAAAAATTCACCATTTGCATTAGCAGCCGATTTCAGGTTGTCAAGTTCACCTGCAATATCAGTTGGAGTATAACCATTCAAACAAGTTCCGCCAGAAACTGCAGAAAAATTCAACAACGTACCGACATAAGTCCCTGTTGAATGAGCAGTCGGAAATGAAATAACAACATTATTTCCAGTAGCAGTTGTATAAATTACAATTACTTGATCCCCACCAGGAAGCGTTTGAACTTTCGAATGTAACCCGCCAGGAAGATGAGCAGCAATAATTGTATTAATGTCACTAATGTTTGTTATGGTCGAGAAGTTCATCCCCGTCAAACTGACCAATGTTGCTGACCCACTGCCCATAATATTGTTATTGTAGGTAAGATCCATCGACCCATCGGTAATCAATTTAGTTGCTGCAATGTCAGCAGCAGACAGCGGCATTCCAACCAATTGAGCATAGAGTGGAGTCAGCCAAACCTGGCCGATTGCCATCTGAGGAGGCCTTGGCTCTTGACTCATAAATGTTTCGGCCATCAGATATGCTTCTGAATTCGAAGCAAAATCGATTCCAACAGCAGTTAAGTCACTGTAGAATCGAACTCGTCTTGCATCAGGAAGCAGGCCAAGATTTTCAGCTACACAACACAATACTGTTAAATTTGTTCGTTTTTCTGCCTGCGGTCTTGACAAGGAAATTTGAACATCAAGGGACCGGGGCAGACTTTGATCTGATACTACATATGTACCCATTTTACTCTCCTTCTGTTGGTGCCACCACTCTGTGGCTTATTGTTGTTTCCAGTCCATCCTGACGTACATGGATGATTCCAAGATCTACTTTTTCAATATCAAAAAGATAAGTATCGGCAAGTGGTTCGTCGGTTAGATTTGCATACAAGTTGAAACTCACTCTGACTCTCCCTTCCGTATCCCCTCTAAATACCGTTGAAAAATCAAGTATATCAATTGATCCTATTAAACCACATATTGTCCACAAATCATAAAACCTTGCCGAAAGCCGTAAAGAATTTCTGAATCTGCTTGCTGCTCTTGTTACTGGATCTGCTATCGAACTTGAGAAAAATTCAACTTCAACTGTCAATTTTACAGCTCCCCAAACCACCTCATGTACAGTTGGGGTCTTACCTCCAGAAAGAGCAGTTGAATCAATTAATTGTGTTTCATCATTCAAATCTGTTCCATATGGAGCGGGAAAAATACTGGAAGAAAGTACTGTATCATCATTAAGAATTAAATCGTCAGTAAGAATCGTTCCATTATCAAAAAGAGTCTCAACGGTATCATATTCAAAGCCAGTTCCGACGGCAATATAAACAAGAGCATAAGGGCAATCAATCCGTTGCCTATCCTGAACTTTTCTCCACCATGGTCTGCCGGTGCTGGTTTTAACTATCGCCCCAATAACAGAATATAGCTGTTCAAGTGTCGTCTGCATCTTTACGCCTGTTGGTTAACTGCTCGTGAACCACGATAAACATACATTCCAGCCTGTTCTGTCCAATCTGCTTCTTGCTCAATTTTATGGAGTGTCCCTCCGTAGGTTATATAAGATTGATACCTATCTGTTGCTCCTACTAGATAAAGATCAACCACATAAAGTTTTTCAAATGTCCAAATACCGATGTCGCCTTGAGAAACAGATGCCCCAAATATCTCTTCCAGTCGTTTAGTATTTGAAGGATCAACAGCCGCTTGAATACTTGTCCTCGTACCAAATGGAGTTTTAACATCCACACCATCGACAGTACTATATATAAAATCATGAACAGGTAAATCCATCTGATAAAGACTCAAAGCAATTCGTGGTCCTATGATTGGGAAAATACTCATTTTCTTGTCCTATTTCTGACTACAAAAGTTACACTGTCATGCATATGTTCGGTGTCAATTAACGGATTATCTGACCCCTTTTTTCTTGCTATTGTGGACGGAGCATTCGGAGGTTCTTTCAAGTCCACAATAGCCTTCTTAATCTGATCTCTACCTGCTATTCCAGCTGCTTCAGAAAGATTTTCAATAGCCTGAATGTTCGATGATTGTGGTTTAGATACCATTTTTGCTATTGCTGCCATAATTGGTTTTGTTGAATCTTGAATTCCTCGTTGAGCTAAAGTCATAAAATCACGTTTCGGTATTCTTGATGTTCCATAACAATTGTCAATTGCTACTTGAATCAAAGAGGTTCCATCTGGATATGCTTCTGCTTTGCCTTTCGGAAAGCCAACGGCAATTTCTTTACTGGCAGCTAAATTGAATCTCTTCATCAAATCTTTTGTCCAATCCGGATTGCTTCTTTTAACTGGGGATTTCATTTTTCTTCCTTAAAGGGCACCAGTCAGCAACTTCGTTTTCAACATCAATATGTCGAGTAATATAACCATAAACGCCATTCTTTCCCTGGCCATATATACAGCGTTTATATTTTGCATAATTGGTATCTTCAAAATCAAAATAACGACATTTTTTGCAATTCATATCAATCGTTCTCCCATCTACTCTTTTTAGAAAACAGGGTTTCGATGAATTTTTTAACAGGAGGACATAAGCCATCATCATTATGATTAAAAAATAAAGTTCTCTTCCCTCCGAGTTCTGCTGCGAGTAAATCCAATGTTATTTCAGTATTTATTCGAACAGTATTTCCAACTTCTGTTCTCGGAGTATCAACCAATGCAAAATTGTAATATACATGAGTTAATAAGCCAATCCCTTGTGCCCATGGAAGTGGAGTCATAATCTTCTTGTACGTATTTTTATTTACCAGATAAGGCTTATGCCCTTGGAATACATATTGTGGTCTTCCTTTTCTGGCGCAATATTCAATCGTGTTTAAAAGCCGTTGATGCCAATATGAAACAGCTGCCTTCAAATGTGAACTCAACAATGAGCTTGGAAATTCTAATTCCGGTTCAAGATCGCTAATAGTAACCGGCCTGAGAATATAATGGTCATCGCTATTTACAACAAAGTTTTCGCTTAACTCCTCACGACCACAAGCCAACAAAATTTTATAAATGATGTTGGCATCCTTCATCTTATCCGGAAAAGGGTCTGCGCAGGGAATATGGATAACTTCTTTTGCCCAAGAAGGTTTATGGCCAATAATGTAAATCTTTCCAATACAGTCTTGTTGTTCCAGTGATCGTAATGAATGACGAAGTTCCCAATCATCTCCGTGTTTCGATGACTGACCTACAGTATATACCACGTCAACCTTCGTCATCACGATTTCCCCAATAAAATACCAACAACTTCAGCAACAACGCCGTGGCCACCCTTTGTACTCAGTTGTCTGACCATTGTCTGCTTACAAGCAAATAAAACAGGATTGGCATCAACGGGAGCATAAGCAATTCGAGCTTTTCTCAACATCGGCAAGTCCCAAACGTCATCACCAATAGCAATATAGTTCTCGTAAGGAAGCTCCCCTTTATCTCTAGTGATATGTACAATTGCTCCGACCTTATCTGCAAAGAAATAAATGCCACGCCAATCATCGGCGGTAACAATCACGACTTCATAGCCGTTATATACCAATTCTCTAATCGCCCTAACGTCCCTGGTATGAAAACGCTTGAACATCTTCTCCCCATGATGATCAATCGTAAGTGTTCCGTCGGTAAGAACCCCGTCACAATCAATCAAGACCTGCTTTCCACTTTGTAAGACTTCAGACAATTTTGAATTCATCATTGTGGCCACACCTTTTCTTTCCAATTTTCGCCATATTTATGAATCAGAGCCAGACGAGTATTCTCATCTGTTGACGCTCTAAGTCTCTTCCTGTCTTCAGTTATCAAGTGTTGTTGTTGGTTATTTCTGATGTAAATGTGATCTACTTTTCGACCATGATAAATACCAAGCTGATGTCCTTTTTCTCGTAAGCGATAACCCCAATCAAGATCATGTCCCCAATATGGCATTTTCTCATCCAAATATTCCTGACAAAAAACATCTGTTCTCACTATCGGACAAGTAAATTCTACAAACAGAGATTCGACTACTTCTCTTGTTCCATTATTTCTACAAAAGGGATGATCACTATCAAAAGATGGATGAAGTGCTGCAAATTTAGTTTCATCCATCTTCTTTACCAGATCAGTCGGAAGACCTGGGTCAAAATCGACATTAGTTACAAACCAAACGTAATCATGCCAAGGCTTTGAATATTTTTTAAAACCATCGTTCAAAGCCTTGGCCAGACTTCCAACTCCATTCCTGCTTACATAATTAATCGGATATCCAGTAAGATTCAACTTTGCTTGAGTGGTTCTCCATTCCGGCTCATCATATACAACGGAGATAATACAAAGACGATCCAACTCAAACTTATTTTCAATAATATCTTCAATCTTGGCCATCCAATAATCCCAAGAATACTTTTTAACATGATTTAAACATTCTTTTTTTAATCTATTTCGTAATGCTGAATCATCCAATAACTGTTTCGTAATTTGATACAGGCTTTCCTCGTTATATTCGCATCTCAAACAATTTTTACCATGAATCAAATCATCATCTGCATATTCAGAAGCTCTTGCAGTTACAGTTCCTTTTGTCATCGCCTCCATAGGAGAACAGCTCCTGGCATCAAGTAAACTCGCTTTGATAAGCACTGTAGCTTTTTCATACAGTTCATTCAGATGTTCCAATGTTGGATTCTGTAAATGAACATTAGAAATTCCAGCAAATTTTCCAAGGGGAAGTATCCCGTATGAAAATATGGTATAGCCTTCATCCTTTAACCTTCGGCCAACTTTTGCGGCAATATTATATGCATCTTTTGTCGGATTAGTAGTAACAAGGCCTTCAATCAAAACTGTCTTCAAATCTTTCTTTTTTGAATCAGTTATAATCGGAAAATCATTTATGTTTACTCCATTACCAACAAGATGTGTTGTCGCGGTTCTCCCAAGCTTTTTTAAAAAATCAATATTCCATTGACTGATGCAAATCATTGGATATATACTAAGGTACAGCTGCCAACAAGCAGCTTGCCATCCCATATCGTTTGGTCGAAATAAATGTTCCAGCATCTGAAGGAAAATGAACTTCTTTTCTGGGGACCTCTTATCAGTTAATAAATGAACATAATGTGGACTAGTAACAATCAATACGTTACTTCCTGATAAACAATCAGCAGAATGAGTAATTACAACTTTTTGATTTATTCTTATCCATTTTTGTTCCTGAGCCTGCTGAGGCCTATTGCTGTAAAGAGTCACATGATGTTTTTCGCTCAGACGATTCGCCCACTCAATAATAACTCGAATACCACCATGAGGAGTAAATCCTGGTATTGTAATTATAATGTTCATGAGCTCATCGCACCATATGGCATTGTTTCTTGTCTTAATCTCAAAAAGTCCTGGCCATATGAGGTCTTGCTGAACCAGAATTGTGAAATGTCTTTTGAACTTACATCAATTGTTGAAAATGAAGTGCTCATACCAGCTCCAGAACTCGAAGCCACTTGGCCAATTCCTGCTGAAATCCCTCCTGTTGGACCGCTATTACTTTCCATTGATCTCAATGCAAGGCGATGAGCGACAAATAACTCAACGGCCTCAAAAAAATTGATATCCCAATTTGCAGAATCAAGATAAGAAATTGCAATATCAAGTCTTCGTTGAATCATTCCGGAATTCAAAGAAGAAAATTCAGGGAAATCTTCAAGAAACTCAGTCAAAGTAGGAGGGGTTTTTCCAGCCATATTTCATTCCTCGTCATTAATCATTTCAGATAGTAACTGTTCCCAATCCCGTCCGGTTCGCCTTCGCTGATATTTGGATTCCACCTGTTTCTGCTTCGATCTCGTCTTCTTGAAGATGTTCGGGAACTTCAAGATCCGTACTGGTGTCGTCCAGCAATTGCACTTGACCCGCGCTACGGACCTCAGCCAACAAGCCCCTGTCGATCCAATGTTGTACGACTGGCATCTTTTTAATCTCTTTCCAGATTTCTCTATCAACTGGAGTGGCCATCTGTGCAGGCAGGGACATTGGAGGGATCGATAATCCCGATGGGGAAACTCTTGGAAAGAGAAAGTCGGCAGTGTGATGATTTGCAATCATCACTTCCCCTCCTCGTCCATGAGCTGCCACAACCTTTTTCTTCATGTCCTTGACCATTTTATCAATTTCATTTTTTTTGACTTCTTTCTCAACTCTCTGTGGTTCTCCAACTACTGTAGTTCTTCGTGTTCTTGTTGACATATCGGTGGTTTCCTTTTCTTAAATTTGAAAGAAAACTGGTCTTCACCGGGACCAGTTCTCTTTGAGATACTGACCCAGTTCTTTTTACAGGCCGTCTACATAGGCCATTGACAACGGATGTCTGACGTTGAAACTTCCAAACTTATACTCAGCAAACATCTCAACTCCAAGAGGAATTGGGACAGGCTGAGCAAGCTGATAGGGCATCGGGAAAGGTAATACAAAGTTTTTCCCATCCCATACCCCAACAATCGCACGATCAACTCCAGCTACACCAGCCCCTTCCAGATAACGTAGAACCTTAATATTCAAAGGTTTACCAGTCTGAGCAGTGTAGATGTTGTTGTTACGAATGTATTCGAGGGCACTAACTGCGACTCCAACCGAACCAGTTCCAATGACATAACCCTGGGTCAACATGGAAAACTTAGTTGGGGGAAGATAAACGGTGTCAGGCAGATATTTGGTTTTGCTGTTTGTCCAAATAGTAGTAATCCAAGAGTTGATTGCCTTGACCCAATCATTAGGACCGAGACCAGCCCAAGCAGTAGTTGGGATCTTGGAAACACTTGAATGATCCAAGAAAGGAATAAAACCAACTCCTGTATCCCCAAAAAAGAAAGTCCGTTCAACATGATAGTCAGCTGCCCGACGCATAATTTCGCCATAATCCTGGGCAAGAGAAGACTGATAACCATATTGATAGTTTCTTGCTTCAGCGTCACTCAAGGTAGCTCCAACAGCAGCATCCTGCATTGGAATAGTAACCTGACCAACTACCTGACCAACCCTTGGAATGTTGCGTGGATTGCCCTGAATGAACTGACCCTTGCCTTTGAAATCCCTGGATCGGTATACATAATTCAACGCACCAGGATTGATATCAGTTTTGATTGACTCTGCCGGAAGCACCTCACGAAAGAGGATGTCCGGATACTCTACATCATAAAATCCAGCTTCAACTTGATCATAAACACTTATAATCAATTCAGAAGCCCCGACAGTCGTCGGTGAACCACCAGATGTAAATCCGTAACCCATTTTATTTCTCCTTATCCTTTATTTATTGTTGATGTTAATTGTTTTATACAGAACTAGAATTGACCGGAACAGTAGCAGTCAGGGTTCCAACAAGTTCAATCATTGCATTCTTTCCGGCAGTAGCAGGGACAACCCAAACTGCATGAGGAAGAAGGACAGAAGTTCCAGCAGATCCACCGCCAAGAGCAGCAGGGGCAAACTCACCAACTTCGTACAAGCCAGAAACCGGGGCAACAGTTACCCAGTTAACAGTGCTGGCTAGAGTAATCGTCTCTTTGGCTTTAACCCAAATACGACCGCCAGCACGAACCGGACGAAGCACCTGACCAATTCGACCTTTTGCCCAGCCTGGAACTCCATTGTCATCACTCTGACAATGTTCATCAAAGATAAGAATGCCACCAAATTTAACAGCAGTACTGGTAGAAATTGGTAAAAAAGCCCTCTGATTCGGATGCTGACTATGATAATCCTGTTCTGCATCATGAATCAATTCGACACCCTTACCAGCAGCGATACCAAGAGTTTCCCCAATAGCAAAGCAATCCTGCTGATTGAGGTCTGAAGCAAAGGCAATCATACCAGGCAGACTCCCACCAGGCTGATCAGTCATTGCAGTTTGAACAGAGCCATTAACCGAGCCTCTGAATCCATTTTTAAAATCAGGCATTGTTTTATTCTCCTTTATGTTTTGTTGTAAAGAATTTATTTATTTAGTCTTATAGCCAAGACGCTGAAGAGCTGTCCTGCCACCATCAGTTCCAATTTTAGTTTCCGGAGTTTTGCCGCCAGTATTGAGCATTGCACCAGCGACAGTCTTTTTGCCTTTGGTGGCATTCACGATCTGATACTGAGCCTTGAACGCACCCTTCATCTCAGGAGCAGACATTCCATCAGTCTTGACTCCAATTGCATTAAGGACAAATTCGTGTTTCTTGACTCCGTGAAGTTTACGAGCAGTGTTTTTCACCTCTTCCTTTTTCTTCTCGTCTTTGAGGTCTTCAGGAAAAGCATTTTCCAGGATCTCTTCTCCTTCACCAGTTTCCTGATTCATACCTTCAGCTGCTGCTTCGACAGCCTCATCGGAAAGAAGTTCATCAAGTTTGTCCTTGTACGTCTGGAGTTCCCCTTTCAACTCATCGATCTCTGCCTGCAAAGCAGCAGCATCCTGGTTCTTTCCTTCCAGCTCAGACATTGCAGCGGTCAAGTCTTTACCTGACGTAGCCTCTTTGCCTTCCTGCTCATTCTGATCTGCCTCAATCTTGTTTGCTGACTCCTCGTCAACATTCACAAACTGTCCGGTATTCCGGAGCCGTACCTTTACTAAGGTTACTTCACCCATTTTTTGTTCTCCTTGTTTTTTGTTCAGGATTTTTACATCCTCTCCAGCTCGGCCATTCCCGACTCCGGTAAGTAGGACGTGGTTGTACTTCAATTGTGTCTGTCTTGCATGATGAGGACCGTTTGCAGTCTCACCAGGCTCAAACACACTTATGGCAGTGTAAGCTGCACTTATTTCCCCAATTTGCTTGTTCTCCAACTGTTTTATTGCTGTTGGATTGGTAATGAGTAGCCAACAGCATACATATCCATCTTCAATCCAAGGCTGACCTGCTACCTGCCCAATTTGATGTTCTCCTACGTTTTCTGTAGATAACCAAGTGTGATCTTCCCCTGCTATGACCGGAGCACCTTCAAGAGTATGGAGGCTTTCTACACTAGCCATCTCGTCACCAGGACAGAGCATCAAAATCGGATCGATGTCGCTGACTGGGATTTCTTCTGTAAACTCTGAACGGTAATAAGGCATAACTCGTTCTGCAAGTATTCTGGCCTTGCAGCGAAGGAAGCCGGCATCTGTCCGCTCCCAAGTAGGTCGTTCAGGATCTACCCAGGTATATTTGTTTAAGATTTTCATGCCGTTCCTCCAGCAAATTCAATTATTTTTTTGACATCAATCACAGCCTCAGCACTACACCGGCACAATATTTCTTCCCCTGGATGAGCTTTAGGCATATCAGAAGTTCTTTTCAACCAAGTCCTTCCTCCATCCTTGCTATATACAGTCGGGTCATTCCATCTGCACAAAAGTCCTTCCATAATCCAGTGATCGTGATGGGCAGAACTTCCGGTCGGATACTTACCACTAGGATTGCCAACAACTCGTTGATCCCGTACATTTCGCCATATGTACTCACTTATACCAATCGATGTCTGCCGATATTGATTGAGGCTGGAACTCACCTTCTTCGTCTGGTCTCTGGCAATGAGTTTTGCATGTGAGTTCTTTTCGAACCTTCCGATTGCCTTTATCTGTTGAAGTAGCGAACGTCCTTCCGGGAACGGTTGGCCAGTGAAGTTTCGTCTTACTGCTTCTGCAATTTTTCCCAGATGCTCAGAAGGAATTGTTCTGATATACCGACTTGCCTCCAACGACCAGACAGACATCAACTCTTTCATCTCTGCCTGGTCATAAAAGGCTGACATATCAACGCCAAGAGTGTTATGCAGTCCTGCTATAATCTTTGCCCTTGTTTCTTTCTGTACTGCCAAGATCCATCTCCACACAATATCATCTGCCGCTAATCCGTATGAAGCCTGAGCCTGTTGTAATGTCCAGTCAATGTGTTGAGTCATCAGTTCCAGGCTTGCATCATTTCTTATCATTTCCAACAAAGCTTCGTCAGCCGGAAAAATAATCCTTTTATACATCCCATCTAACTCACGACGAAGCTGACGTTCAGACTGTGGAGTGGTGTTCTTTCCGCTTCGCATAACTCTAGCACGTCTCATTCGAGATAGTTTTCTGAGTTGTTCGTCGTTGAGTAAGATGGGCATGTTATCCTTTTCAGCCTGTTCACAATTATATATTAGATAATCGGCACTTCTTCCCAGAGTAACCGACCCATAACCGAGTGAGTCGTTACGGAAAGAGTATTCATCAGGGCCAAAACCCCACCGGGAGGAATAACCAATGATCCATCAAAGTTCTGGATACCCTCGACCGAAGGGGTCGGAGTCGCAGCTGCAACGGTTGTTGTCAACAAACCTGATGCGATAGGAAAATCAGCTGCCTCTACAATCACTAAGTTGTTCGTCAGACCGGTAAGAGCAGTTGCCCCAAGGAAGGTCTTTGTCAGTGATCCAGCCGCTGCCATACTTTTTCTATTATAAGGTGTGCCACCGGTTGTAATTCCAGCATTTCCAATTGACCAACACCAAACAAATGCACCAGGTGCAACAGAGGTAACATTGTTGATGAAATCCTGTAAAACTGCTTGGAGCACTACAAGGTTTACTTGTGCGGTCTGCGGATTCCAAATACCGAGTATTGGCTGTGCAGCTGCTGCCAGTGATGTTGCAGTTGCATTTTGAGAAGCAAGAGCAACAGCACCAGCATGCCCGCAAGAAAAAAGATTGCCACGATATGCCTGCTCGTAAAACCTACCGTGAAGTTCTGATACTACCGTTCCTCCCTGCTTATCAAGTCTTACCATCGGCTGTGCGCCATCTGGAAACGATGGTGATTGTATACCTACTTGTCCATTTGCATTCATTCTGTTTTCTCCAAATTAAATTGATATAAATGACTGATCTGCGCGATATGCGTCCGGGGTGTCGGCCCCTTGATATCCCATAAAGTTAAACATCTGCTGATTCATAATTCGGAGCTCAAGCACTATCTGGGATAAGAGTTCATACTGATTAATTCCATCTGTTGTTCCTACATCGAGAACCGGGTTTGAATTTACGGCAAAAGCATTCTGGTTTACTAAAGCCCCCTGTATGTTTACAATCTGTCTACCAGAAGTATCAGTTAAAAATCTCCTAGTAAGGTTGGTTGAATCCACACCTCCTACCGGTACTGGATTTACAGTTGCCGCTGTTCCTGGAGCTATATTTCCACCAACTGAAGGAATGCCGGCAACACCAGCATTAACAATATTTGTTGAACCAAACTGAGTAATATTATTGTTCGCATTTGCTGTCGGAACACTCGTTGTATATGATCCGTTCCAGGCCTGCTGCCTGAGAAATGCCGTAGCTGTTCCACCTGCAGTTAGGGTTATCTTTATCCACCTAGCAATCGCTGGGAATGAGTATCCAGAAGATGCAGCAATAGCTGAAGTCAAAGCCCCAAGAACGCGAGGGCATCCAGTCAAGACCTGAAAAGGTAGTGACAAATCATCACCTGCCGTAACATTCCCAGCAAAGCTAGTACCACTAGTGATATTAAGGGATTCATAACCGCTCGTATCAATCAGGAATACTCCGCCTGTCACGCCGGCGAGAGTAATTGGTACTGGAGCATCAGACCACATTAGAGCCCCTGTCTGATCTACCCGACCCATACCGGAAATTATTTTTACATTCAATCCAAGTCCAGATTGATCAGTCATAACCTGTTCAAGCAAATCCACTCCCGCAAAATCTCCAGAGGGATCTCCTGTAATGACCATGAAAGTAGGTGAATCGCTGGTCATTGCCGACTGCGCGGTCTTCTCGACTGTTGTTATTGTCTCATTGTCGAGACTGATTTTTATATCTGTTCCAGAGTTATCAACGGTGACATGCTTCGACGATTCACTATAGAATATCTGTAGGGTATCAGAGTTTGAATGCCCCGTGGTATCATATGATAACGTAAGAACCTGGCCAGTGAGGGTTCCGATGGCAGCAGAATCGAACGAGTTGTAGATCAGCACTCCACGATCTTTATTCGCAATAACCCCAATATTTTCTTCAATGACTGGATTTGCAAAAGTGATCGTCTTTGCAGCCGCGTTGAATGTATAATCTGTCCGTATCATTAAAATCCACCCATAGCCATTGAAGTTGACATTGCTGCAATATAAGCCTTCATGCTCAATCCATTTTCCCGGTAATGTTTCCCTGCTGGAAGGTCAATTCCGTTAACATCCATGGAAACCACCAAATCAGCAGGATGAATTTCGTGTTCTGTTTGTGCAATATAATGATTAATCTTTTTTCCAACCGACAAAGAGGCGAGGACTACATTTCCCCCATCTCCGAACAGATAGGTATCATACGGAACAACTGCATCCCATACCGATGAAGAGTAATTTGAATTGCCGATACCAAGGTCAGCATAAAGAGCATTATTATTCCCAAGGTCAGCAGTTATTACATAATCTGCCGAGTCGGTTGCTGTTCTATTCTGTAAATTTACCTGAAGGAATCCACTAGTTGATGCCCCTGATATCGCCACTGGATTATCAGTAAGAATAGTTGCACCGCTGATATTTAGTGATTCAGATACACTATCCCAGGTAAATTGTGCATCAGCAGCAAGAACGCCATTGAGATTGTACTGCACCTGGCCATTTGCACCTGCAACCGAAGGCAAGCTCGCAGAGCTGGGAACAAATGAAACGTTAAAAGATGATGAAACATCTGATAATGAGGATGCTGATTTTTGAACAATGCACCTACCAACAAGTACCCCATTTGTCAAAATTGAAGGAGGAAGAGACGCCGGAACTCCAGCATTTTTTGCATCTGTTAAAAGAGCGTAATTCCCAGTATCATAAACAAATGAAAATTTAGGGATTATCCCAAGAATCAAATAAATCCATCTAACTCCAAAATGATTAGTATCAAGATCGTGAAGCGTTCCAGTTGTATCATCATATTTCAGATTGTTAACTTGCTTATCAGTTGCCGAATAATTCCATCCCCCAGACCCGTTTTGCCAGTGAGACATAATCACCCTATCTACTGTCGTGCCTGACAGGGATGTATCAAAAACTCCATGAGGAATCCTAACATAGCTGAAATAAAAGACACCGGCCGTCAAACTCAAGAAAAGACCGGACGCTCCAAGTATTGTTCCACCAGGGGCATGTGCAAAAGGAGCTGTCTCATAATTACGTTTTCTGGCCTTCCTATTGCTATCAACGTTTTGCTCGCGAGCGTCTAGAATAAATAGATTTGTTCCTTCTCTGCTGATTGTATAAAGGTGGCATTTGTCCAAACAATTGAAAGAGGTAATAATTGTTGACGATCGGATGACAAAAGACCCGGCGTTATAATCAATAAAATAATATGTCGTTGCTCCATCAGCTGGAAAATCAGCAGTTATCCCCGAAAAGGTTGAACTGTAAATAGGGGCATGAGTATCAGCGGATGATCTCAATATGCCCTCTCCGGAAGAAATATTTATCGAACCATCCCCATTATCAGTAATATTACCGCCACTGACAACTCCAGCAGACCATCCTAAATTGAAAAAATCGCTTAAAGTATCAACCGTTGAAGGTGTGCCGATCTGAGAAACTTGAATATCAGATCCGGAAATTGTTATGTTAGAATTTAGATCATGGCCATTGACAGTAGTAGATTTAGAAACCAATCCAGAAAGATCTTGATCTCCAGTATTTACCCCCGATACATTGTCAAGAGCGGTCGAATGATTTTGTTTCCCATTCCAAGTTGATTTTTCCGTATCTGATACTCGTCTATTATTAGTATCATCTGACAAGGCAGATAGGGCAGACGGGATTGTTGGTTTATTTGTAAGATAATTATAATCAGTTGTTCCAGGAGGTCCTGTATCACCTTTAATTCCTTGTGGTCCTGTATCACCTTTAATTCCTTGTGGTCCTGTATCACCTTTAATTCCTTGTGACCCTACATCACCTTTAATTCCTTGTGACCCTACATCACCTTTAATTCCTTGTGGTCCTACATCACCTTTAATTCCTTGTGGTCCTACATCACCTTTAATTCCTTGTGGTCCTACATCACCTTTAATTCCTTGTGGTCCTGTATCACCTTTAATTCCTTGTGGTCCTACATCACCTTTAATTCCTTGTGGTCCTACATCACCTTTAATTCCTTGTGGTCCTGTAAGATGATCTCCGGTAATTTGCCCATCTATTGTTATTTGATCCCCTGATATTCCGACAACAGGAGAATGACCATCAATTCCTTGCAAACCATTTAAGCCAGGAGTTCCTTGCGCTCCTTGCGCTCCAATTTCCCCAACGACTACTGGCGCAGAAATTATTATTACTTCTTCTGTTATGGGGGCGTTAATTGAATCAGCCATTATTCGATCCTATACCTATTTCAATCACTCCGGTATAATAAGTGTCTCGATTTCCAAGTGAATCTACCGCAACAAAAAACCAATTATATTTTCCAGGGGTAAGAGGACATACCTGTACTGGAATATTTACCAACCAAGTATTTGCATTAGTTATCGTTATTGTCCCTTCTCCGCTTCCAGGAACATTTCTAAAGGCATAAGCCAAAACATTATCTGTCTGACGATAAAAGCATAAAGAACAAGAAACCAAAGGATGTGAAGGTTGAGACCCATTTATCAAAACAGGGCCAATAGTCACACCTTTCCAGGTATCACCAGCAGTATCATTCGGTAGTGGTATTACAACTGGCTTCATATTTTCTCGTTCTTAATATCAGTGATGGTTCTCGGCAAATGACTATTTACTATCAGAATAGGTTCGCCCCCATATGCATTTTTTTTCCCAAACTCCTGAACAGCTAATTCAATAATATCAGCAACCAAATGAGAAATGCCTACATTCCTGGCGTCCTCCTCCATTTCCTCGTTCGCAACTGTAAACCACTCATCCGGATTAATTAACCCTTCTCGGAACAATCGGAATTTACAATCATGCATAATCGAGAACCAAAGTTCTTTATCCGTCTGATGAGGATTTCCGTCACTCGCCCCATCCCAACAAAAGCCGGGATAAAGGACAAATAGTCCTTCACCATCATATTGGATGAAAGCCATCGTCGCAGGGTTACCAGTCACGATCCTGGAATGAAACTGAAACCGGCTGGTGAGCTGAAAGCAGTTGTCCCCAAACTTCTGATATGAAAACTCGGTATCAATTACTTGAGACATAATGTATTCCTCTTATTTATTTAACCTGATCTTTTGGAACTGTTAGCAGATCATTTGGAGTTTTCTCTTTTACCCCAGGAGCACACATCTGATTTATCCAACTCCATGTTTCCGGGTGACGAAGAAAGGTCCGATACGACATAGAGCAAATAACTATAGTGTTTACAAGAAGAAGATTATCGTTAGCTGCTTCTGCATTCGATAGTGCTACTTTCTCGGCTGCGTTTATTGCTGGTTGGTATGAGCAACTAGAAAGTCCTATGACAAGCAAAAGTCCAATAATTAATGTTGTAAGTAAGTTTTTCATTTCGGTTTCCTCGTTCTTTTGTTTGTTTTGGTGGATTTAACTTCATTCTCTTTTAACCATTGTTCATATACTTCTTGAACTTGGACCGTTGATAAAGAAGCAAACAACGATTTCAATTCTTCTGTTGGAGTGACATTTTCCACATACTCTTTCAATAATAAATAATAGTCCGGTTTCTCTGTCAAATGAGCCAACACAATCTTCGCCACTTCAACTGGATCTCCATGAGTCACATCAGAATGTTCTTGCTCTGTTGTATAACCAGCTCGAAATTGCTCATGATCAAACACTTCCGGATCATATCCAGCTGCTTTGATCAACAACGAAATCCGGTCTGCATTCTTAAAATAGAAAGACTTCCGTAAGTTTCTAACTTCCTTGGTAGCAGTAGACTGATTATTACCACTTGTTTGCGATTCTTTGCTTTCAAATTCGTTCGATTTATTAAAACTGGAGTCTTCCCCTTGATCTGGCATAGAAAGCGATTTTTGCTCTTCTCTTACGTCTTGTAAGTTTTGAAGATCAGTATCATCCAAATTCACGGAAAGAATATTTTTTGCGTTTATCTCTTCAAGCGCATGAGGATCACTCATTAATCCGGCTTGAACTAACTTCATAACATTGTCGAGCCTGGCCGTTGCAGTCTGGGCTTCTTCCAGCTCAGTCTGATTCCACATCGGCGGAAATTTGACAATAAATTCATCACGTGCTTTCTGCCATTGACCGGGAAACAACTCATATCCAACGACATCATATACTTTTCTGATCTTTGGTTCAATTTGTTGATGCTGGATGGCGTCAATGACGTTATAATAATTTTCTTTTCCACTACTGTCATCTGTACTCAATCCCCCAGGAGCTTGACCAAGAAAACGACAAGCAGGAATATCAGAACCGGCAGAAAGAATTTGAACATAAAGAAGGAGCAATTCAGGGACACTCCCAAAAGATGCTGCCTGTTGAGTAATTGTTACCTTTTCCCGATCAATTACTGCTGCCCGATATAACCCAATTTGATTTGCAATGTCCTTTACAAGTTCAAGAGCCTGTTTTCCATTTCTTGTTGCCTGAAGATCCTGAAGTCCATCAACAGCAGCTACAATGGCATTACTCATCTGAATCAACTGATAACTGGCGTGTCTTGCCCCAACTGCTCTAACAATATCATCCCATAAAGGAGCGAGCTTGGAAGGACCAAATCCAGCAAGGTTAGCACGAAAATTTGTAAGGGCAAAATCATAAGAGTCAAATAATGGATCACCATCCCAGACCAACATCCGACTTACATCAACAGTCTGGCCATTAATCATATACTGGCTGGCCCTCATGTAATTAGGAGAAAGTGGATTGGTATCCCAACGTTGTTTGCTTATCCTACTAACCGGGATTGCATTGAAAAATCTCAATCTGCTGCCAGTTCTAATATCGTACGCCTCACTTGGATCATCTTTATTGGAATCAAGTCCCATAAAAGTAAGACAGCCGCCAAGTAGACGCTCTAACATCATCGACCGTTTCAAAATATCTGCAAAACGAAGTCTTTCAAGATGAATCTGAATAGGTTTGGCCATTTCTTCTGGCAAATCTTCAATAATCCATGATTTTCTCAAAGCATCTTCCGGGATAATCCTAATTATCTTTCTGGCTTCCCAACTCGTCTCATACAAATGGACAAACTGTCTCCAGCGAAAAACAAAGTCGTTGCTGTCATATGGATTGCCTGAATAAGTCGGCATCGAAGACCAAGCAGCACGATCCCCTGAACCCAACTGTCCGCCAGTTGGAGAAGTGAACATCGCATTAGAGAAATTTGTACGAACAAGCTTGGTCATTTGTTTGGTTCCCCAGCTACTTTTCCAATGTCTTTACAATTTGAAGGGTTCTGTCCAGGATCAACCAAAGACTTTTCCCACTCTTTTTGTATCTGCTCCCCTTCGTTTCCTTTTACTCTAGCCAGAAAAATAATAATCCGGCAAATCAACTGAGTAATGGAATTCGATTTAATTCCAGGAATATGAGCAAGAGTCTCACTAATCCCTAAAGCAGCAGCAAGTAAAGAAGAAGAATTATTTTGTATCCAATCAAGAAAACTTGGGGAAGTTAATGGAGTATTGTCACTCAATACCATATCGGCTGCTCCACTATTCCCGGTAAGAATCACCATTATAATCGTAAATATTACAATGACGACGAAGCCTACAATGGCAATACTTCTGGCTTTATTGAACGAATCATAGTTCATAATTCTTCTCCTTTGTGATCGATCTCTCTTCTTTATCCGACTTCTTTATACGGCCGGAGCTGGAGCAATAGCTACATTCAATGCGGTAGTCTGATTATTGATGGCCACATTCTCTGCCGCAATATCATCTGCTGCTGCCTGGATAGCTGCCGGATCATTGGCTGCAATGGCGTCGTTTAGTTTTATCGTCAAATCAGCAATATTTGCGGCCATCTTCTGAATCTCTGCTATTGCTGCGGTAATAACTGTTGCGTTGTTCTGCACATTTATTTTAAGGTCTACTGTCTGTTGTTTCAATACATCTAGTTCTGCGCTCATTTCTCTTACCTTGTTTAATAATGGATTAAATAATCGGAACATCTTAAAAAAAATTATCTTCTTGCCTCAGTTGAATGGAACTGGAAGTTCCCCAGTTGCCCCACCACGTTCTATCCAAATACAAGTTGCCTCTGTTGCCGAATCTACCTGATCATCATACATGTGGCTGTCATCTGCGGTGAATGCCTCTCCTTCATCTTTGAATCCCTTGACCCACTTAATATTGGGAAGATTGACGAACTGGCTTCTTGCTACTCTTTGTTGAAACTCGACCGGAAGATCTTCATATCGAAGACTTTGTTCAGTACTCTCAACCGGTACAAACATCCGGCCGGCAGACAATGGGTCACTCATTAATCTTGCTCGGCCGTACTTGTCCTTAGGGGTCTTGTCTTTCGGTTCCCATGCCCTGGCTGGAATCCCCATCCTTTTAAATGATTGAATAAGAGACTGTCCACTTGCCTTGTCTTCAATCCAGAATTCTGTTGCTGGAGTAATACCTCTCAGATTTTGAATATGTTTTGCAATAAACGCTTGGCCATACACAAGCAGATCGGGATATTCCCAGCGCCCTTTTATCTGATCAATCAAATACATTCCTATTCTGCCTTCAAACCCCCAACACTGAAATACCGACCAGTCGTTGTGCTCCCCTTCCTTAAATGCGGTATCAGAGGTGATGATCTTCAGTGTTAAGCGATTTTCCACTTCCATCCGATCATACCATGTTCTCCAATCCTTTCTGTGAAGTATCGTTCCTGATGCTGATCTAGGATCTTGTTGATACTGACCATGAAACTTTTCTGGATCCCGATCAGCCATCTTCATAAGCTCATCTGTACTGATCCTTTCTTCCCAGATTGAAAGTTGGGTAATAGGATCAAGAGCAGGAATACAGATAATGTGCCAATCTTCTCTCTCTTCTCGTAAAAGAATTCCCGCAGGATCTTCTGGAACTAAACGCTGCATAACAAGAAGCATTGGAGTATATGGTTTGCTTTGACGGTTCCGTCTTGGTTTTAATCCTGCTTGAATATATTCAGCTGCTCCTTTTCTCATTACGGCCGAACGCATATCTTGAGGCTTGAGTAAATCATCCATATAAATTGCCCCGCCAAACTCAGGTCTCAATTTACCTGCTCCAAATCCAACAACTCCAGTTCCAACTCCTGCTGCTTTTACACTTCCCCCTTCTTCTGTACGAAAATGATCTTGTCGTCCTGGTAACTTTTCTCCCTGCATCTTAACATGACAACCCCAATCACTTCCAACCATCGAACGATACCAGTCACTACTTAATGTCGATCGTATTCCCATCACTGATTCAACTGGAAGTTCAAGACCAAATCCAGATTTTATACTCTCTGAATCTGGAAAGAAGCTCTGACCATATTCTATAGCTGTGTCACATAAATCTGTTTTTCCTGTCCTCGGTGGCATAAGAATCATCAGATTATCCTTCCCCTCTGGTAATTCTCCCATCAACATCTGAGTATATGCTTTTGCTATTACTCGATGAAAAGGTTTTACAATACACGGTTGTCCGCGATGATGGCGCTTGATCTTCCAGAACTCTATCAAGCTGGGTATGTTTCTATTCTTTGCCATCTAATTTCGCTGATTGCCCCTGGGTTAATCCTTCCTTCTCTAATGCTTCAATCTTTCGATTTACAAAGTAAAATTCTGATCTCAATGTCTTTATGAGTTTCTTCAATATTACTGCTTGAAGTTTTCTTAACCTCAATCTTTTTTCGATCAGGGTTTCCATGTTATTTTGTCGTCAAGCTCCATGTCGGAAGGTCTGGGAATATGGATTGTGGCTGTTATATTATTTGTAAATGTTGGATCTGTTATGGCCATCTCTTATCCTCCCTCTTATATATAAATTATTCTTCATCATCTGCAAACACAGCCAAAAGTTGTAATCTGCTTTGCTTTGCTCTTTCATCATTCTGTTCAGGCGGTATCAATGGTCGTCCTTCTGCGCCGGTTAATTCCCGCTTATCTGTTAACCCTAAATCCCTTGCAATTATGGCATGATTAAAGAACCCACTTGCTGCTCCTCCAAACTTCTGTTCTCTTATCATTTCGTCAATTGTGTTACAGATGTAAGAAAATCCTTCCCCTTTGTTGTTCTTATAATCTCCCCAGGTCATAACAGAAATATCTAAAAATATTGATAACATACCAATAGTAAGCGGTCTTTTCTTTGGAATATACTCTATTATAGGAACTCCGTGATCCAATCCACAGACCTTATACTCATAATAAGGATTCTCTTCTGCCCATCTTATATACTCAATACAAGCTTTGTATAATTCGTTTGGAGTCTTGAATATTGGTCTTCTTCCTGATGTGCTTCTCGCTTCCCACCACCTGGCTTCGATTGGTAAATCTCTTTTACGAAAGTTTGTATCTGTTTCTTTCTTAATCTTCTTGTCAACCAACATCTTTGTATTCATGTTCTTAATACGTTGAGATGTGGTTGTTGGTCTTGAACGAGGTTGTTGTTTGACTTTTTTTGGAAGAGTTGTTCTTACTCTTTTATGTTTGGGTGGGTTTGTACGTGTCATCAGTTTAATATTCCACCTGATTCTGTATAGGCCTCAATCAGGTCTGTTATATTGTTTATGTGTTGTTGATCTTGATTTCCTGGGAAGGAAGCCCATCTGCTGGAACAACGAAGAATTGCAGATGTTATTTTTCCATTGTTTATTAAGTCGATTGCATGACACTCTTTTATGAGTTGCATTGCAATGGCGTCTTGATTGTCTTTTGAAAATGTTCTATCGAGATTGAGTTGTTTGGTGTAAAAATCAAAAATAGATTGTTTTATTTGATAACGTCCTGCTGCTGTACTGGACGGGATACCGTTCGTAAAGTGAACAAGCTTTCTTGGATGATCGGAATAGTCTGTGAAGAGGTCTGGCTTGAGGAAGGTACTTCCGACTATTACATTGTATCCATTATCAGAAGCGTCTAACAAAGCCCTTCCAATTTCTGATATTGCAATCATGTCCAGAAATGCTTTTTGGTTTATAGTCAGTTCCATTGTTTTCCTCTTCAAAAATTTGAATTTTCAAATTTTAATTTCTCTATTATACCCTCTTTTTCAATCTTTTTATAAAAATAATTAAGTATATTAAGTATTAAGGAAAGTCATGTTGAACAATCTCTTTTTATACCAATATGTTATGTTATCATTATGTTTTTATCTTTTTTTTTCTTACTTTTCTTTAAATTCTTTTACTTTTTTCTTTCCTTCTTTTTGAATTGGGGTTAAGATTAATCATAAGATAAAGATTGACCAGGACAACAGGGCCTGAAGAAGAAAGGATCGAAGCTCGAAAGAGTGGGACCGGAAAAAGGTGGCCAGGCAATAAGGTCCGTCACCTTGGAGTGATTGTCTGCGAGTTATTTACTCAAACTGATGATGACCATAAGGTCGAAACAATCAAATATGGGGATCAGCCATGATGAAATCAGAATTTTTGAACTTGTTGAACAAAAAGACCAAAGACAGCCGGCAAGACTTTCCCGATGACAAATACCAGGTAATTGAAAAGGTCTATATGTTTCATCCTTCGATTAAAGGAAAAGAAGACGTTGTTGACCTTTACTTCCGATATGGCTTCCCAGTAATTAAAGACATGCTGCCAAGAGCCGAGACTTTGGAAGAACTGGAAAAAGAAATTCACAAACACCAAATGGCCATTGAAGAACTGGCAAAGAAAGTAAAAGATTTATCTTAACCAAACCCAGGCCGGTAACCAATCCGGCCATAAGGAGAATGAAATGAACTTTATACTTTGGCTCGATGATTTAGTTTTAGAATCAGAAGAGGTATCCGATTTTACATTTAATCTCCTCGATAAAGTTGTTAGCAGATTGACAATTGGGCAAAAATGGTATCTTTGGTCAATAGATTATCAAGGAGATGATGAAGTTTAACCTTTCGAAACCCGGCACAGTCCCGGGTCTGTCGCCTTTAGCAAGCGACACTGATGAGATAGCTTAATTCAAATTTAATGGAGGATATTATGACAGATCTCAAATCTGTTCTTATGTTACGTGACAACATCTCTTCTTTGGAAGCTGATGACCTTATTGAAGAAGCCAAAGACCAACTTCAAAATTATTTGGATGACGGTGATACTGAATCTGCCCATAACATTTGTGAAGAGTTCTTTGGTCTTGAACCTGACTATATTTTTGACCTCATGGAGTAGATTATGAAAATAGACAGACGAGGAGTTTCAACAACCGAAGCTGGCAGAGAAGAGTTTGAACGTTTTGCGATGCGTGGTCGATTCTTCTTTCAATATGACTTTAGGACCCCAAATGGAGAATTGTTCAGCTGCGTGGCCCCAACTCTGATTGCCTGCAGATGTAGACGTGATTCATGGTTAGAAAGACAAACCCAAACAGAAGAGGAATAGGATGCAAGTTGAACATCGATATGAAGACCATCAAGGAATGTTCATCCAAATACTTGGATGGGAAGCTACTCAGGAAGGAGAAGGAGTAGATCCATTTATGAAAGCTATTCGAACGCACAACCCTGAGAAAGGAGGTTTCAGTACTTGGTTATTTCATAATCTAACGTTGTCCAAACGTAAACGTTACAATAAAATAAAAGAACCTCATTCAAGCAAGTTCCTTCCTCTTGAAGATGCTCTTAAGGTCGATGGCGTATCACAACCACAACAGATTGTGGAGTTCCGAGATCAGCTAAATCACTTATCGGAAGATGCAAAAACTGTAGTTAACTGTGTATTAAAAAGTGTTGAAGAAAGCAATCCAAAGAGAACTATGTGGCCGACTCCTTCTTCAGCAAGCGCAAAGCAGATCCGGGGTGAGTTAAAATTACATTGTCGTGAAACGTTAAGCTGGAAGTGGGAACGGTATTGGGATGCGGTTCATGAAATCGAAAATCTTTTTAAATGATAATCAGAAAAATTAGTATAATATTTAAACAAACCTGACCCCGATTGGGACAAAAGGAGATCAAAATGGAAACCATCACAATTACATCCCCTGAACACTTCAAAGAATCAATCCAAATCGATGAGTATACTATAGGCGCATTGATAGTACTCTACTCATATCAAACAGCTGATGAACAAATAATCCGTGGTACCAAATATCAGAATAATGCCGGATTCAACGGAACTGATGGTGGCTTCTGCTCATCTCTTGCTGAACAATACAAAGCCAAAGGCCGATTGACTGAAAAGCAGATCATATCATTGAAGAAACTATTACCAAAGTATCATTCTCAAGTTTCAACTATTATCCCTTTTCCAAACCAGCCAGGAACAGAAGTCAAAAAAGACAAACAGGAAAAGAAAGCTGTTCTCAACAACGAAACCATCATTATTACCTTTCCATACGATGGAGAAACAGTATCCAGAGTCAAAAAGATATCCGGAAGAAAGTGGAATGCTGCCAAAAAACAATGGGAAGCACCACTCGGTTTTGAAGCTATTGAAGAATTATTGAAAATGGGTTTCCAAATTTCTTCTGAACTACAATCATGGTTCGATAATCAAGAAAAAGAAGTCAAAGAACCAATCTCAAATATCCCAGGTCTACGCGCCACCCTATACCCCTATCAGCGAGATGGTATTTCTTTCATCGATGATCGTAATGGACGTGCCCTTATCGCCGATGACATGGGACTAGGTAAGACCATTCAGGCGCTCGGATG